AAAGTGTTGCGGAATTAAGGTAATACTCAACAATCGTTTTATTCAATGCTTCGATGATAGCAAATGTTAGTGTAACCGGCATTTCACTTGTAACCATCTTCTTTATGTACACCTGACCGTCCCTGTATTCAAGGACAGTGTCAAGCTCAATTATTACACTATCTTCTTCCATAACTATTCATTTTGGGAATTATTCAATTTCTCCGAACGATTGGTTTCAATATGGTTTACTATCTCATTCATGGCTTCATTCCAAGGTATATTCCCAAGATATTTCAAGCAGGCATCCCAACCAGCTAAAAATCCCTCGCTGAATTCGTCTGCACAGCAATCCTCATCACAATCATGTGCAATGTTTTCTCCATCGCAAAAACGACAATAAGCACGTTCTCCACAAGCATACATTCCGTTACACTGGTAGTGCTGGTGAACGGCTTCTCTTAGCATTTCTTCTTTCTTAGTCATATTATTTACTCATCTTTTATTCTTTCCTTCAATTCGGAAATCTCTTTTTTTAATCCTTTGTATGTTTCTTCCCAATCCTTGTCAGCAAGTAGATAACCTACTCTTACAGCACTTTGCGCACCATATAGGTAAGCCCTTGACAAAGCTTCTTCCATCCATTCCTGGAAATGGTTCATATCCTTACATGGACCAAGTATTCCCTTGCACTCCATAATTTTCTTTGCAAAATCATGGGCATCTTTCTGATACCCTTTATCATTCATTACATTTGGTAATTGTTTTGGCATCATATTTCAATCCTCCAAATCATCGAAATACTGTTCGTTCTCTTCCATGAAGTTATCCAATGCTTCATCGCAATAACTGCCTTCACAAGGCCCGTATGCTGGCTTTTCTATTTTTCCATTCGTCCACGGGCAAAATGGGCACAAATCTTCTCCTATGGACTTTTTCAACTCTTCTCTATTCATTGCTCAGCTCTCCAAAAAAGGTATCAAATCATCGAAGTATGCCCATTTCTCTACCTTTTTAAACTGTTCATACCAAATGGTGTTATCTCTCTTGTGGTAATATCCGCACCCATAGGAACCGTCTTTAAGGATATACAGGCAGAACCTACGTTCCTGCGGTGTCTCTTTGGCATCGTGCCATGAAGCGTTTACTCTCCAATTTGCACCTTCAATGAAAGCCGGAATCGTGAGTTTATCAATACATTTCCTGACCTGTAAATCAGGCTCTTTTTTCCACTCATTGTCGCAATACCCTTCGGCTGCTTTTCTAACTTCAGCGTATGTCATATTCATTCCTCCGTATTAGGTATTAAGTCCTCTACGTATGCCCATCTTACTATATGGAAAATCTTAACAGTTGTTTTCCAATCGGAATTGTTTGGACCACAAAGAACTACTCTCTCATCTTTACAAATAGCAATCAACATTCCACTATGTTGCGGAGCTTTGTTTGCATCATGCCAAGCGCTATTGATACGCCATTTTGAACCTTCCATAAAGTCAACCATACAAACCTGCTCGTAACCTGTTCTCCAAAGTGGGCGACAAGCTTCATTGGCATATTCGGTTGCTGCCTTTTTAATATCTTCTTTTGTCATAATTTATCTCCTTTTCTTGATTTTAATTTGTCCGTGTTCTCTATACAAAGGATTAAATTCCGCATCACAAAGAATCGTATCATATACCTGTTCATATGAATATCCTGGAAACGATTCCGCTATTTCAGGAATAGTATAGTCATTCAATATCAGTTCACGACATATATCACGGTTAAGCTCTACAACTTTGTAAGGCTCATCCTTGTAACGTCGTGACTGCTCACGACGAATTTCTCGCTCATTCTTTACCCATTCCTTAGTTTTCATTACTCCCCAACGTCCTAATGTACGTGATAAAGTATTTCGGTCAACATTAAAGTTCTTTGCCAATCTCCTCAAAGGTACACCCCAGTTATATTGCTCGATTACCTGTTCTTTAACAGGGTCAAGTTTCACGGAGTCTGACAAACGACCTATAGGGCGACCTACCAATATACCAAGTTTCATCCTTAATCTAAGCCCTTCCTTTGTTCTCTGCCTTATCATCTGCCTTTCTATTTCGGCTGATAAGCCAAAAGCAAATGCTAACACTTTACTCTGAATATCATCCCCCAAAACAAACTTATCTTTTACCGTATAAATAATACATCCCTGTTCCATACAGAAATGAAGAATATCCATAACCATGTATAGGTCACGTCCAAGACGACTTATTTCACTACATATTATCACATCACCTTTTTTGATCTGTTTCAGAAGCGGACCGAGGTTGCGCTTATCTGGATCTTTACCGCCACTTACACCTTCATCAGTAATGTAATTATCTATGCTCCAACCATGATCAGTAGCAAACTGTTCTACACCTTGCCGCTGCGAGTTTACATCCTGTTCATCTGACGAAACTCTCAAATATCCGTATATCATATTATCACATTTAAAAAATCATCAGCTTCCTTACCGTAATGTTTAATTACTATTTCTGTTATTGACATTCTATTCCACTCTTCAGGATAAAGCTTTTCTATCTGCCGTCCAAATCGGGTTAGGTCAATAGTTATATATCCATTTATTACAGTAAGAAGGCTATCCCTAATGTCTTCCATACTTATATCAGGGAAAAAACGATGAAAATCCTCATGGAAACGAAACGCCTCGTTTATCTTATATCCCACAATATTCTTCGATTGCTTTCTATAATAATCTTTGCTCATAATCAATCTTCCTTTCTTTCTTCGTAAAACATGACAGGCTTACCGTCTGGCTCAAAGTCTGCACTAAGCATTACCTCATCGCATTCATGATAAGGACTTGTTTCCTGCACATAATATTTTACCGTACATTTCCCGTTCTCGTAGTTTTTACAATTCATGCAAATCATTCTTTCGTACATATTTCATCTCCTTTCCACCTATCCCAGCATCCACCACATGACTGCTAGGAACAAGTAATACAATTTAGTTTTCATTGATTATTTCTCCTTCTTTCAACTAATAATTACAATCGTTTCTCACACTCTGCACATTCGAGTTTCTTGCGCTCCAGCTTGTCACGGAACTTAACCAGCTCCTCATCCGTATTCTCGTCAAAGAACAGATTATTTTGGCGATTGTACTCGATGTATTCACGCATCATTTTTTCAGCTTTCGACACCTTTGCCTTAGCGGAAATCAGTTTCCTAAGACAACTATCAAACATCAGTTCTCCAGAGCGTTTGTCATAAAAGGAAATACTTGAATACACACAATATCTTGGATATTTGCATTGTAACTTTGCAATCCTCCAACGAATAACCCAATCATATTTGAAATACATTTCCCTTGGCAAATCATACGTATATAGAATTACATAGTTTCCATTATCATCATGATATTGTATGGTAACATGAAACCAAGACTCTACCTTCAATTCCCTTTCTGCCTTGGCTTCATACTTAGCCATCTCATAATAATCACTTAAACTTTCCTGCTTTCCCATATCAGAATAACTTTAATTGAACTGGTTGCTTACCTCTCTTTGCCATCGTTCTGGCATAACGAGGACATATACTTTTATAAGGGCAATTCCCTGACTTTGCAGCAAGAAAACGGGTGTGTGATGCTTCCCACGATTTGTCCTCTTCATGGCCGGAGAAAAGCCAAAAGTCCATGCAGTTCCAACTGTTATTATCCATGTTCGGCTTTTCATCTACCAGTTCTACAAGTCCGTTACTATGTGGTTTACCCATAATCACTTATATCTAAATGTATTTATTCTCTCAAGATACGCTGCTATTCTCTTTTCAGGATTATCACCATTTCTTACAAAGATTCGAGTATGTAACTTGTCACCTGGGATAGCTACATATTTACCATGCTTCTCACGTTCTCTATGCTTAGCTACTTTAATATCTGTCCCTTTCGGATTTTTTTCAAGGTCAGCCTTGCGAGCTAATATCGGATCACATTTATCTTTCATATTCATTCCTTCCAGTCGTCTGTTTTTCCAATCAAATGCGCTGTTTGTTCATTGTAGGGGATGCACTGCTCATAAGCGATACCTCCAACTGTTACAAACATTAATACACCGTCAAATCTCATTGTTTTATGGCTAAATCGACACAAACACCACTCATCACCACTCCTGCACAAAACCCAATCTTTAGGCTTAAACTCATATTCCTTCTTTTCTTCAATCCCGAAAAACCTTTTCAGATATTCTTTTGCCTTTGGACTTTCGTTAGCCTTCATCGCATCAATAAGTTTCTGCTTTTCTTCTTCTGTAGCCTTTTCAACATTGCATCCAGCATCAGAATAAGTATCAATATCCACACTTCCATTGCCATCATTAATCAGAATTGATACATAGTCATTCGTGAAGTACAACAATCCTCCTTTACCATCATCAGCTAAGTCTATATCCTTAATTATAGATAGCCATGTATATGTATCATTTGACAACTTGATTATATCCCCATCTTTAAAAGTCATGTATTCGGGGATTTCAAGTATGAGGTCAGAACCACTTTGCTTATTGAGAATTATGCATCCATCTTTAGGGTAAGAATAAACATGTTCATCAAATTCATCTTGTATTATAGCAACGATACAGCTGTCTGATTTCATATCAAAACAAACTATCCTCGCACTTCTACCGCTACGTGTTACGATTTTACCTTCACACTCTTTATTTGTAATTTTCTTTGCCAATTCCACGCCAAAAGGCACTTTTACTAATTTATGCTCCATATTTTTCTGACATTTTTTTGATAAACAATCTGGAAGAGTAATTAAGATATGACTGCCAACATCCATTATAGCCGGACCATCTGAAACCGTTTTTCTTCAATTCATCCCTAACTGATTGATCAGGTTTACAATCGAAGAAAAGTTGCATCCTGTTCTTTGGATAATTCTCAACCACTTTTACATCACCGATGTAATATTCTTTGCTCTGCATGTTTTTCAGCATCTTTGCCTTTTCAAGCTGTTGCTTAACCCTTCGAATATTGGCTCCGTTATTTGTAATAGAGCATGATGCAAATCCAATTTCACCAAAACAGTTAGGTTCAAACAGTTTTCTGACTTGACTCTCGGTTAAACCAAGTTCAACAAGACGGTCATGCTTCTCTAATTCGGTAATTTTCTTTGAACGGATAACCTTGTTTGCAGACTTCATCAGTTCCTGAACTCTTTCAAGTTCCTTCAACTTGTTTGCCAGCTTCTCAACTGCATTATCATCATCAAGGTAAATGGAAGTGTTGTTCTCCACAGCTGAGGCTTTTTCAGCCCAATATTCTGACTTTTCCGTGTGTTTTACAGACTGTCCCATGGTGTTCCATATTTTTTCACGGTATCGCCTGTCTGCTGCACCATGTACCGGTTGTCCAAATGGAATTGCTTCACTCATTTTTGAACTTCTCTCATAGGCATTTCTTGCCTTTTCCGCTGATTTCTCAGAGAGGTCACGGTATCTCTCTGCTCGAACGCGGTTACGTTCATCTCTGTCCATAATGTTAATTTGTTTTGGTTTGACTTTTATTTTATTATACTATAAAGTTAGTGATTTTCAACAAGTTAAACAAACAGAATCTTCACCATTTTTACGCCATTTTCATCATTCTGTATCTGTTTGAGGTACATATCCTGCAATAAGAAGAATACGTATAATAGATCTTATTTCCTCTTATAATTTTCTTAGGGTAAAACCACCTAAGAGGAAGAAACTTTCCGCAAACGGAACATCGTCTTAATGTCACTCCGTTTTCCTCACGAACATTATGACGAACATGATTCTTGATAAGAGTGCAATTCTGACAATGCTTTTCCTTATCCCGAAATGCCCGACACCAATGCAAAGAACGCTCTCCACATTTAGCGAATCTCTTGCAACTCGCTATTGGAATAGGTAATATGCTCATATCGTTATCAATTTATCAAAGTCCTTACCATAAATGATGTAGACTCCACGTTTCCGGAGTTCAGCTACCAGCTGATCATTGGTGTATCTGGCCAGCCGACCATGAAGTCTGTCCTGCTTTCTTCTTTCAGACGTGTGTCTGCTCTCACATAACCGGCACCTGCTGGTGTAATGGGTGCCGGATTTAGTTTCATATGCACGGAATTTGCCTTCAGGAAGAATCCGACCACACTCTATACATTCTTTCATGATGCAGCCCTCCTCATAATCTCATACATATTCTTTTCTACTATCCTGATAATCTGTTTATGGTAATCACTATCTTGGTTACATACACCACAAGATTGCACTATCTTGAATGTATTCAGATTTACCTCGATTGTTTCCAAGCGTTTTCCATTCTTCTTAGCGGATAACACAAGGCTTTCTTTTCTTGCATAATAGGCACAGTTATATACACAGTGGTGCATTGTTTTCCACTCTTGATAATACTGGGTAACGCTTTCCAAAGGGCTGATAACTATACCCTCATCCTTTATCTGTAGACCGAGGAATGGCTGTATCCTTTTCCAAAAAACAGCAATGTTTCGTTTCAGTTCCTTCTCTTTCTTCATGCGTTCAATCCTTTCACGTTCCATCCTTTCCCTTGCCTCTATCTTTCTCTTTTTCTCAAGTAGCTTATCATGTGCTTTCTTCAGGTTCTTCGGGCATACATAGTGAGCGTTATGGGTATCCAAATGGAAATAATCAAGTAGACGCAAATAATCGTCATACATCGAACCGTCCTTGATGATATATCCGTTACGATTGCATATATTGACCGCCCACGGATGGGAAAGACCTCCACGATACATGTATAACTCAAGCATACCATACTGTTTCGTCTTCAGTAGCATTTCCGCATACTTGCTTTCACCTAACAAAGCAAGTATCAACATCCCAGGAGTAACACCATGAAACGAAGTACGTAATCCGTTCCTCCGAAGTATAGGGAGCAATTTTACTTTCGGATATACATAACCGTCTATGTCATACGAATGTGAATAATATATATTTCCGCTCTGCTTGATACTCATGTCTGTAGTGTGAACCCAACCTCTAGACCCCATGTTCATGGCTTTAGCTATAACAGTTTCTTTGTTATCAGCAGTTATCCACTGTTGGCATACCTCATCAATGAAATAATGAGTATCACAATTGTTCTTCCTCACATACCTGGCTGTGTAGAAGTGGCGAAGCACTTGAAAATCTCCTGATGTGGTAACTACTGTCAGATAGCTTACTGCATAATCCTTAGTCTTACGGCTTACTTTCACTTCCAATTTTTCTCCGCAATAAGGACAGTATATGTAACCTTCCTTCTGTCCGGTAGTGTCTACCCACATTCTTCCACATTCACTACACCACATTTCATCCTTACATTTGTAAGCGTTATGAAGAAAGCAATGCTTCTTTCCCCACTGTATCTGTGCCTCTGTAATAGCTGGCAGCTTACTGCTGAGTTCAACTACCAGCCTTTCACGTTTATTTCTCGGTTTCATGTTACATTTCATCAAGTAAGTCCATTATACTCTCTGCCTTAGAAGCCTGTTCCATTTTAGCAGATGTTTCCTCAGATACAGAAGCGACAGAAACTTTACACTCCGGGACATTATCAGGAACTTTTATTTTAAGTTCATCAAAAAAATGTACAGCAAGACCAAAAACCTCATCATCCGTCATGCATACGCTACTACCTCTCTTTCTTGCTTCAGAAAGTATATAGTTAAAGCAGTCATCAATAGTTTTCCCACAATTATTATATTTCTCAGCAAATACAATATCTTCTTTTGCCTTTTTATCAAGATGATTCTTGATAAGCATCTTAGCATCACATTTGTTACTCATATCTTCAATATTTTTCTTAGTTTGACTTTTATAAAATAAGAATGCCACGACTATGCGTGGCATCCGGTTATACAAGATTATCGAACAGTCCAGGAATTCTGGGTTCCAAAGCTTCAAGCTCATCCCTGAAGAACTGTTCCTTTGTTCTTCCCATTTTCTTGCCCTTTCGGGTATGTACATCAAAAGTATACGGAGGAATCATTATCGGGCTTTTGCGGACATCCTCAATCCACCTCTCAACATCTATCAGATTTCTGTCATATATGAAGTTCTGCAGGTGGTCGGCATCCCTGCACTTTCGGCATTCACAAAGTAGTATTACTGCCTTGCTAACAAAGATTCTTCCCTTATCCTCAGTTCCTCCTTTACTCACAAGCTCATGTCCCTGCCATAAGGATTCAATCTCAGACGTAACCAATCCATAGCAATCTTCAGCAGAAATCGTATATAGACGCTTCCACACATAATCCTTATAACCACTGGTCCACAACTCGAGAGCAAAGTATCCGGCAACGGCAGTATCAGCCCTTCTTACAGCTTTCTGCATTGCTGAAGATGCTTCAAAAAAATCATATCCTCTAACGGTTCTAATAATCATAACAACTTGACTTTTATTGTTTTACATCAGTAAAGTTAAATCAGAATGACAAGTTTAGCAAACAGAAACTTCGCCATTTTTACGCCTTTTTTCAGTACCTAAACTTGCATGTTATATTGTACTGAACAAGCTGTTTTGTCTTATCTTTCCCGTTATTGGTTGAACCTTTTAAGTTGATACTGTCACCGAAATGTTTCTTGATTAACATGATGGATCGTTGTTCCTCAGCCTGATTACGGAATGCAGCAAGACCTCCTGAATTTACGAAAGTGGATTTCTGCTCAAAATTGTACCTCAGATCAGTAAGTATCTTTCTTTCCTTGTACTTCATGTAACAGGAAATCCAAAAATCTTCCTTGAGCCTCAGTTCCTCATTCCACCATGTATTCTTGTTGTAGAACACACCGTATGAGCATCCGGTAATCATTTTAGAAAGTGACAGAAAGCCGGTTTCATCATACATGACAGGAGATATGCGTGCAGTAAACCCGAACAGATGAACATCCAGCATCTCAGCAATTTCGGCAAGGTTGAATATGATACGAGTTATCTCGTTCTTATCTTTAATCCTTGATGGTTCGCCTTTCTCTACACAGATAGATTTGCAGGCGTGAACATCATCATCCAGCATGAACAGGTTCCTGAAATGCTTAGCCATCCAGTTACGTTTGGGGATAAGACCAACAACATCGTCAGGATGGGTGACTATCTCACAGTCTGGATTGAACTGGCGGTACAGGTCCGCCTGACTCTCTGCAACGCAGATTATAGGATCGTTCACAAGTTTTTTTGCAAAGACCCTGTCATGTCTCTTATGACTTGGTATTACGATTCTCAATTGCATGGCGTACATCCTTTATATCGACAACATTGCTCTTGCTAACTTTCCCGGTCTTGTAACTCTGCATGTGCTGCATGTCTAGTGCCTCACGCAGCCAGTTGCTATCCACCTCATTGGCAGACATGATGATAAATAGCTCATATTTCTCATCATACTTGGGAATTAATGGATAGACGGCGGTTTCATCCGTTATGGCTTCGAAACGCTCCTTGAATTCGTCCTTTTCAGACTCCGGAGCAAACTCTATTCCCCAGTCCTGAAGCTCAGACTTATCCCAGTCGTTCATCATTACATCCATATCGTTCTCGCCGAATGATACGTTGTCCTTAGTCGCGTACTCACGCAACTTCTTCACAGGAGTATCAGGGCTCAGGACCTTACAAGGCAGCTCCTTGTATCCGAGTTCCTTGCAGGCCCTAAGTCGTAGATTTCCACACACTACTATGAATCTTTCTCCCAACGGAAATACGATAAGTTCCCGAAGGTTAAGCATCTCAGGACTATCCTCGATACTTTTCTTCATTGCATCATAACGGTAATCCCTGAAGAACCGAGGATTTTTCGGAAGGCCATCAAGCTGACCTTTATTGAAATCCAGCAGACTAATCTGGATTGTCTTAAAATCAAAATCTGTCATATACCAACTATTAATAAATCAACAACACATAATCAACATCACACGATAGCCGGTAACACACTTAGTCTGTACGATAGGAATTAAACTCCACCTTATCCTTCAATAGCTGTTCGATGTCGTTGCACCCTATCTTTTCGAGGTATGTAAGCGTAGCTATTATAACATCTGCGGCTTCTTCCTCGCGCTCACTCCAGGATGGGATATGATTGCTTCGCTCCTTACCTGCTTCAGCCAGTTCCCTCCATTCTGAGGATATGGCCAGTACAACAGCTTTAGGAGAAGTCGTTTCTGTCATTTTTTTTCGCTTTAACGCTATATCAAAACATCTTTTTGCAAGTCTGTTAAGTGTAATCATAATTCTAAGTTATTGTTATCGAACTACATTGATAATCACATAGGATTACTTTAAGGGGCATTTATTTTTTCCATAGCAATATTATGTAAAGAGAAAGCTGTCAGGCTTTCTCAAGTTCATCCAATTTGCCTTTCAAAGAAGTTTCCTTCTTCGAATATGAATCAAGGATTTTCTTGTTCATTTTCGAAAATTCATCCGGGTATTGCTCAGAGAATATCATGATCTGGCATCTCCTCATATAATCGTAGAAATTCACATCGTTACTTGTAAGATTCTCACGGATGAATTCACGATACCAGTGCATTCTCTCTGACTGGTTGTTCTTCACGTATTCAATCCAGCCTTTATCGTTAACATCATGCTTTTTTATTCCGATACTTTCAAGATATTCACTACTACATCCTCTAAGAACCATAACATCGAACACTACCCTTTCATTCAAGCTAAGTTCCGAGGATTTTGCCGGGTACGACTTCTTGTTTTGCGCCCATTCCCTCATTGTCTTGGCGGCATTTTCGACAGCAATCTCCTTATTCCGTTTCATCTGGGATTTGATTTTATCAATCTCGGCACTTCTAACATCTACAGCCGCACATGTACCCGTTGCTGTATGTTTTTTAACGTAATAGAACTTGACTGAATAATATGGCTTACCATATCCGTTATTGAACGATATGCATCTGTATATCTTATTTTCCGAAAGCATTTTGGTTATTCTTTCGTCATTTTCCTTGTAGAAACATTCAGAATCGAATACATCATGAGGATCAACAACAGCAAAACCAGCATTCTTAACCCTCTTGAGAAATTCATTGCTCTTTTTCTTCAACTCGTCATTCCAATATGGCTCTGGAGCAGAATATATGACAACTGACTTGCCAAAATCCAATGTTTCACCGTCTTTAACCAGAATGTCAGCTTGCTGCATTATCTTGTAGAATATATAATCGCTCTCTTTCTTCCTTAGACATTCAGGGTTCGTACATTTCTGCTCCTTGCCCTTCATCTCATAAAACAGACAGCTGTAATTAGCTGTGTTATTCACACAATCAGTACATTTTGGATATGAAGAACTGAAACCGTCTTCATTAAAGAACTGACATGAGGTTATTATACCGAATTTATTATCAACAAATCTCTTAATTTCATTGACAGAAGAACCTTTATGGTAATTTTTATAATACCCTTTCTGGTCCTTCTCGCTCAACTTGGAAAGAATCATTGCTCCGGACAGAGGAAGATCATCACTCTTAATGAGTTCCTTCAATTCAGGTATAAGAGCGTTCAACTTGATTCTGTCAAGGACGAATCGATTAGACTTCCCGAATTTCGCTGCGATATCATCAACACTCTTTCCGTTTTCGGCAAGCAGGGAAAATGCAAGAGCTTCCTCTACAGGATCTACATCCTGACGTTGCAGGTTCTCAGTAATCATGGCTTCGAATGCTTCATCATCACTCATGTCACGGATAATACATGGTATCTCATTATATCCATTAAGCCTTGAACCTATCTTTTTATACGCCCTGAAACGTCTCTCACCGCATACAATTTCATACTGAGGCTCTATGATGACAACTTCTGCGGTATCCTCATCAATCTCTTCATAGCCTTTACTTTTCAATCTTACAGTAATCGGCTGTAAAAGCCCCTGTTTTTCTATGTTTTTTGCCAGTTCCTCTATTGCTGACTCATCGAATGTTTTACGAGGATTTCTCGGTGATGGACATATCTGCGTCACCGGAATATTCATTACTTCAATCATAAATGTTTGACTTTTATTATTTTACATCAGTAAAATTAAATTAATAATTCAAGTTAAGCAAACAGAAACTTCACCATTTTACAGCCTTTTAATGATTGAGAAAAAATGCCTTTTTGCTGTTTCTTCGAATACTTCTAAGTCTGTATATTTGACTCGGACGAGGCAATGACCATTAACAGTAAGATGCACGTGCTTCCATCCGAATTTTTCGCAGATGTATTCCTTCCTTAGCATACCTTTCTTGTTGAATTTTATCTCAAACTCTTTTGCCAGCAAGTTTTTGTTCATATTCCTCAAGCTGTTTCTTTTGTTTTTCCAGACTTCTCTTCTTCATGAAGTGTAATACTTCATTTGACCTGCGAAGTGCTTCCTGAGCGTCTGTATTGCCTTGTGAAGCCAATTCTTTCAGTTGATTACGGTAATCATCGTAGAATAGACCTGTATTTTCTTCTCCGATATGTTCTTTATACTCATTGTAGGATGCAATATCAGCTTTGGCACATCGTTCCTGATTGTACTGCTTCAGCCAGTTCATAATTACGGAGCCGTCCAGCCTGTTGTATATCTCTCCATAGCGACCTTTCATCGCGTTTCGGAAACACAGCTTCAAATCGTCAATCTTGAAGTACGGATATTCCTCAATGATAAGGTCTGTAGTCGTAGCAACCTGTGAGCCGTTCATCGTGTTAGAAGAATTGAAGAAATCTACAATCTCTGAAATCAGAATGACCACAACTGCACGTGCTTGGTTTTCTCCAAGTTCTTTGGCGATCATACCTAACGCCGGTTCAGATGAGGCAAAGACATCATCAACACTCTTAGGTCTCAGTGCCTGCAAGTATTGCTGCGGCGAGGTCTGTAAGACGGCTAACTGATTCTTTTCTGCCGCTTGCAGTATTGCTATTTCGTTTTTCGTCATAATTACCCTCCAGAATTTTTGTAAAGTTTGCAGCCTTGAATATCCAGTCGAAATCACACTTCCAGTTTCTGTCATTACCCCCTAACAGGAAAGAGCTTGCAGCTACTTTCTTCAATACGATGAACACAGTTTCTTTATTGTACTGGGCTATTCTGGCTTTGACAGCCTTTCGTCTTGCTTCGGTCATGCTCACTACCATTGACAATTTACCACGAAATGTTGCATTAAAGTATTCCTGCAGTTTGACAAAATCAACATGTTCAACCTGTGGATGAGGCTGCGAAGAAAGTTCGGCTTTCTTTGAATCTCCTTCAGGAGATATTTCTTTCTTTTTTTCTTTACTTTTCTTTACTTTACTCTTCTTTACTTTACTTTGTGTACTCCTGACATCAGTAACTTTGTTTTTGACATCCGAAACATTGTTTCTGATATCCGAAACCATGTATTCTTCAATGTATTCAATGCTTTCTCTTTTATAGACTGCGGATTTAAATCTCTTCTGAATACCATACGAGGTAAGTACCTGATATTTGTTATATATGTTCTGGTCGAAAAAATCGACTTGCAGAGCCTTATATATGACTTCCTTTACTGCGCCCTCGGAAACCCCAACAGTGTCAGCAATAACAAAAGGCAAATCTTCATCCCACAAGATGTAATACCCATTATCTTTATAGATATTACACAGCAGGCAGATTAGTATGGAAGTAGCCTGCGAACCGCAGGCTCTTGCAATCTTTCTGATTTTTATATCTGAGAAAAAATCAACATCGAAAGGGAAGTAATCAATTCCCTGTTTGACTGGTCTGGCCATAAGTACCTCCTACTTTCAGAACTCAATCGGAGTTACCTCATATTCGATACGTGGTTCCTTCTTGTCGATGAACTTCTGAATGTCTATTTGAACACAATATCTGTCATTATCAATCGTCTTGGTCTGCTGCAGGCAATCAAGAAGAATCTTAAGAGAATTGTCCAGATCCGGTCGGTTACTTGAATAATATATCTTTGCTTTCAGCTTGAAATATCCCTTGACCATCCTACCACGTTCCGGACACTGGATATAGAAATTCTTTTCATATTCAGTAAGAACCTTCTGTTTGGCCAGCTTTGCATGACCGCCGACATTAACTATCTTATAACAGTTACTCTTACTTGGTATCTGTCCTCTTATCACATACATAAGCTATAGTATTACGTTGGTTAATTGTTTTCCGTTTGTCTTAATCATCCACTCACCTTTCTTTGGCTGCTCGACTCTAAGTTCTTCAACTTTGCCGAATGTCTTTAAGTTACCGCACAGGTCAATAACCCATCCCTCTTTCCCTGGATATGGTCTGATTACACGTCCTATCATCTGATAATAGAGCGACAAGGACATTGTAGGACGGCAAAGAACAATCGTGTCAAGTTCAGGATAATCAAATCCGGTAGTAAGTACCCCGCAATTGGCAACAACTTTTATCTTACCTGCCTTGAAGTCGGATAATATTTTCTCACGTTCTTTTTTAGGAGTTGTTCCACTTACGACTGCACTATCAGGGATTTCATGCGTCAGCATTTCAGCTTCTTTCACAAACCTTGTGAATACAAGTATTCCACGCCTTGGTATTCCGCTTTTCGGTCTCAGAAGCCTTCTTACCATACTGATTAGATAACCATAAAGATCAACCCTTTCAAACTCTTTGGAAAGACTCTTATCGTCAAAGTCAGCACCGGTAGAATTTCTACTGACATTCACAAGCTCTATCTTTGTCAAGTCGTAATATTTCAACTTGGTAAGAAATCCCCTGGCAAGCAAATCACTGACCTGACAATAGTAGATTACGTCACTGAAAACCCTCGGCCGTGTACGTGTAAGAAACTTCAGCATGGCTCCATTCATCGTATTGCACAATCTGTACGGAGTAGCCGTAAGACCTATAACACGCCTTTCCGCATCAGCGAAGAAGTCAGCATACATACCCTCCTTGGCATTTACCAAGTGACATTCATCAATAAGCACATATTTAAAATGCCTGAAATCAGACATATGATTGTATACACTACCAATCGTTGCGAATGTTATCCTGTTTATGTCTTTTCTTCCAACAGAAGCAGAATAGCACCCAGCATCAATGATTCCGTATGTCTGCAACTTTGCGAAGTTCTGTTCCAAAATTTCCTTATTAGGCTGAAAAACCAGTAAAGGTTCATTGAGCCTTGCTGCGATGTCAGCAATGATGAGGCTTTTCCCTGCACCAGTAGGCAATATCATAAGATAATTCTTACCTCCTTTCAGCCGATAATGAGCTATTGCGGCGTTACTGGCATTCTGCTGATAATCTCTTAATTGAAATTTCATATACTGATTATTCCTTTATGAACTTTTTCGTGACAGGAAGCGCACAATGTAACAAGGCAATCAAGATGCTCAAGTTCCTTTCCAACAATTGAAACACCATTGACATTATATCGTTTGTGATGCACTTCCAAAGGATAGCGCGAGCCGCATATCCTGCATTTATGATTATCTCTTAACCTAACATTCCTTGCAACCTTTTCCCAATATGGACTGTTAAGAGAATGCACATAATTGGACTTGCGGCCACGCTTATGCTGTAATCTACTCATCTCCTACAGCTTCGTTGAATTCTTCTTCTCCCATGACATCACTTTCATCATCAGGAATCAAGTCGTGTTCCTTATCAAACTCTTCATCTGAAGGTTTTTCAGGAGCAGGAAAATCCAAGCCAAACAGTTCCATCATTGCAACTCTGTTTTTATCCTCTTGTGCCCATAATGATGATTTGTCATAGGAAGGAATTTTATCAGCTTTTGCAAGTACAACCTCACCGTTGAGAATGGAATAATACAGGAAATATCCATTCAAGGCTATACGGAATGTCTTGGTAGCAGGCAGCTGCTTTTCCTCTGTACCTTCCTGAACTTTGGCGGCATAGTCCTTAATCTGCTTACTCAGTGAATTTAGTCTTTCCTCTGCATCCGTCTTGATACGTTTGGCTTCCTCCTTAGCGTTCAACAAAGCATTCTCAGCTTCAGGAAGCTCCTGCTCTACCAACTTGCAGTATTTCCCACGAAGGTCCGATTTCTCCACGTCATCCATGTAACGAAGCGTTCTCTCATTTTCAGGAAACAACGCATTGAAGTGCTCATTAACAGCCTTCAGAATGTCTTTTTCACTTTCTGCTTTCTCAAATTGCAGCTTCAGAGGAAATTGTTCCCGAACTGCTTCCGGAAGAACGAATTTCAATTCTGCCGGTTCGTAATCTTTAATTATTGCCATATTAATATTTGTTTTCGTACTCGGCTGCAAATGCCGAATAATATTGGTCTGTCGGTAATGGTAGCTGTATTCCGTATTCTGTCATTATATCAGCCTTTACAGCATCCAGGAAATGTGACATTTCCATTGTACTCAACCCCTTAGTACCTCTTGCAAGTTCCGTTCTCTCACCTTTCGGCGTTATGACCATTTTTGTCAGGAACTTCTTGCAGTACAGGTCATGTATTGTTTCCACTCCTTCCTTTGTACTCCAATATGCTTCACCGGTGAACTCACGCAAGGCACATCCCACACACCTGAACCACATCCACATCAGTGCGTTCTGATCGAGTGTTCTGGGCTTGGTCTTTCTCTTGATGGTTAGAGTGTATTCACCATTACGGAGAAGGCTCAACATGAAGTTGAAATCCTTGTCCATGGTAGCCTTCCCGTCTTTCTTTATAATTGTAGCCTCCATGATTATCTATATGGTGGTGGGAAAGGTAAATCATCAGCACCTGAAGTTGGAGGGAACTGCTGCGGCTGGTTGTGCTGCTGATACTGCTGATAAGTTTGTGGTGCAGGCTGTTGAGGCTGTTGCTGTCTTACCACGAGCATTTCCATATTATCAGCAAAAATCTCAGTCAGATATCGCTTTACCTTGTTATTGTCCTCGTAACTACGTGTTCTGATTTTTCCCTCAACGTAAATCTTGTCACCCTTATGCAGATATTTTTCAGCAACTTCCGCAAGACCTTTCCACATGACTATGTTATGCCATTCAGTCCTGTCTGGAACCTGAGTACCATTCTGCAATGTATACCCCTTTTCCGTCGTTGCCAGTGTGAACTGGCAGACCTTGGAGCCGCCATCGAGTGTTCTCACATCCGGATCTTTTCCGAGATTTCCGATTAATTGTACTTTGTTAAGCATTTATTCCTCCTTTTTTAATGTAATTCTTATAGATGCTGCTGTTTCAGTTTCCTTGATGTATTGTTTATACAATTCAGGATGATCCGATTGAAACCTCTTAGTGTCGAACGACTTCTTTATTCCGGCTGGTGTTATGGTAGCCTTCAATATCCCTGTGTCCCACGACTTGACATCGTGTTCAACCATTGCACGTTTCAACGAATCTTTGAAACCATCAATGAACGGCTGTATTCTCTCAACTTCCGCTACAGCTTCAAGATATTTGTTAATTACATCCTTTGGCAATAGCTGTACTTCATCCTGCTTGTGTTCAAGTGCTGTTTCGGTCTCAAGGTAACTTATACCCTCAACCTCACACTGCATGAGCTTCTTCACCTCATCGTCAGATTTTCTTTTCAGAGGGATAAGCTCATACTTCTCGTTGTACAGCCATACTCCATAGAGGCAATCAACTTTAAGACCGGGATTCTGTAATTCGAAAAGATAAGCATAGATAGACAACTGCCACTCGAGATAATCTATATCTGCCTTATATGTCGTTTTGATGTCAGCAAGAGCTATCTTACCATCCTTTTCCCAAACGCAGTCAATATTGGATGCAAAATGCTCTTCATCAGATACGGTATATTCATTTTCCAGCGCTGTATAACCAGCACCAATCCGTATCATAAGGTAATTTATTGCCTCCTGACATTCAGGCTCGAATCCTGTTACGTCAGCAAACTGGCATTCATGATGAACCTTTGTACCTCTCTCTGCTGCACGTTCAAGTATATACTGAGGTACTTCCTTATACTTATCCGGAAATAATTGTCTTTTAATCATTCCAGTTATTCCCGACAGTTGCTTTTCTCCCAGGAAATAAGTGTGGCTCTCTTCATTGAAAACCACACTTGACTTAACCAATTCTATCATTTTGGAAACTTTTTACAAATCATTTGAATCTCATTCTTAAACTCAAGGTTATTCTGCATGGCAGCATGTTTTTTCCATACAGCATTGACTTCAGCTCGACTTCTACATGCGCGGACTTCATTAATAGCTTCCTGAAGCTGTTTCCCAGAAAAGACACTTGAATTTTGCTGAGGCTGTTCCGACTTTGACTTTTGCTGCTCCTTAGGGAACTGGTATCTTATCACACCGTTGTTGTCTACAATGATACACTTGCTCACCTCTCTGTTCTCATCATATTCAATCTCACTTACAGAGAACTTGGTATAAGTAGAACATCTACCCGAAGTGCTCTTACTGATTTCGCTTGGTTCAAGTTTCACCCAAATAAAAGGCGCCGAGTAAAGTTCGCGACCAATCCCCCAGTTGAATCCGGCACGCTTGAAAGCATCCGAAGCCTGCCCCTTTTCCTTTTCGGTATTGGATTCTGTTCCGACATCCTGTTTGCTCACCCATTCCTTTTTCTGCTCATCGTAGATGGATATGGTGCAGAACAGATTCCCGTTCACAACCTCGTGATCTCTCTTCCAGTTCATTGGACCGAAAACTTCATCAAGCAGCCTCATGTCCACTCGGGCATCCTTGTACAGTAATAATGTACATCCCTTCTCGTTGATAGTACCGATGCGGCATTCAATCTCGTTTGCCTTGAGGGTTCTAATGTTAACGACTCGTTCGGAAAGTGTCTGCTGCACTTCCTCTTTTTTATCTTCCTGATTTTCTTCTACAGGAGCTTCTGTCTTAGCTTTCCTTTCAGCCATATTTTCAATATTAATAGTTTGACTTTTAGTTTATTACATCAGTAAAATTAAATCAGATTGTCAAGTTTTGCAATCCGGAACTTCGCCATTTTTACGCCTTAACCTTTGTTTTCAAAAGTGATAAAAAAAGCCCCGAAGCATATTCCTCGGGGCACATCACACATACCAATCCTTTCCGATTTCGCATTACCTTTCAGATAGAGTCAACGGCTAACCGATGCCGTGCGGGGAAAACCTGCGCTATCTTCGCTCTACTTTCGGAATTATAGCGGATTTCTCTCAAAGAGGTTGTGGTATCGGCAGGATTCGAACCTGCATGAGCTTTCTGCT